AATCATAGTTTTCAAAACCTCTTATCATTCTTTGATTACCAGGCATTTTTTGAATTCTTTCTAATTCTTCATTAGATATATTAGGAAATTCTTTTTTAAGTTCGGGTATAGTTATTGATTTAACTTCTCCTACATAATATATATCTTCAAAGTGAGGGTCTTCTGTATAAGACCAAACGCAATAAGCTGGATCAACATAATCAACTACAATACCTTCTGCTGTATTAAAAGAAGTTTTGGTTATTCCTATACCTATATTAACTAAATCCTGATTTACCCTTGCTTTAGTTAAATCAAATTCATTAGTAGCTAAAACAGTACTAACCGCTTCTTCTTCGGCAATTTCAATAGCTTGCTTATAACTAAGCTGCATGTGGAGATCCCTTTCTTCTAGAGATTCCGGCAAATTGTCTGGCGAAATATTAGATCTACTTAAATTAACATTAATTATTTCAGATGCTTGAGCTTGCTCGTTTTTAGTAAGCATATCAAATAATAAATCCTCAGCAAAATCTGTTCTCTTTTTTAAAGATTCTGGATCTTGAGCATACGAGGTTAAATCGTATTGTTTTTGAGTTATGCCATTAGCTACTATATTAGAAAATTTAGATAATATAGGAACTGGTTTCCAATCTAAATTAAGATAAGACAAGTCTCCATTAATAGCTAACTCATCTTTATATTTCTGAACGCTTTGCTCTCCTCTAGCATATAGACGTAAACTATGAAAATTATTCCAATTTGCTGCGTAACGATTTGAACCGCTCCCCCCGTAATTAAACCACTCTTGTTCTATAGCTCTACTTACTTGAAGTCCGTATTCCCAGGTAGCTTTCTCAGCATCGCTTACTACTTGATCTGGAAATGGGCTATTAGTATTTGTACTTACATTCATTTATTGTATTATTTTTGAAGTAGATCCCTCGTTGTTATATTTTTTAAAACCCAAAGAATATGATTTAATTTTAGTTATTCCTTTAGGATTATATCTATGCTTATTGCATGCCATTAAAGCTAATCCTGAACTTATAGAAGCATCATGTTTTGTTCTATTGTTTATATCAAACTTAGCCCAATCCTCTAAAGTTCTTTGAAGATATATATCTCCATAACCATCTTTTTTTTCTCCTACAAAATCTTCTATATATGTTTCTATAGCTGATGCATGTGCTTGTTTTATATCTTCACTTGAATTAGGTATTCCTCCTACTTCTCTTTCTGCTAATGATAATTTGTTGTATGTTTTATCTGGTCTATTAATGCTAAATCCCCTATATCCCCTACGTTTTAAATAATAAAGTAATCTAGGTTTATTATTTTCTGCTAATAAAGGCATACCATAAAATACAATAGCCATTAGCACATCTTCAAAAAACATTTCCGCTGTTGAAGGTCTTGCAATATATTCAAGAAAAAAATGATTAGGCGGTACGTTTTCTATAGAAAATTTTGTTAATCCATGAAGCGATCCGTTAGATCCCCCACCACCAACAACACCACTAATGTCATAGCTATCACATCCAAAAGCTCCCAAATGCTCATTGCCAGGATATTTAATACCATTTTTTATTATTAAGTTATTTTGTTGTTCTTGATCTGGTACCCAAGTAATAAAAAATCTACCATTTTTATTTGGATAGAACATTACTTTAGTGTCTTTAATTCCGTTTTCCCACTGAAAGTTGCCTTGAGTAACCATAGCAGAATTTTTTAATTCTTCGTTATAATCTATTTGTTGATAAATCTTCGTTAAATTAAAAATAGATTGTTTAGCTTCATCTCTAAAAGCATGTTGCTCTGTTCTTGGAAACTGCCGATAATATTCGTTTAATGCGTCAGCGTCATCTTTTAATCCATCAACCTCATTTTCCCAGTGTTGTATTACACCCTCTGCAATTAAATTTCCTTGCGGATCTAACGTTTCTTTTTTTGGAGTATCAAATACAGGATAACCGTACTGATCAATAAAACCCTCATAATTCCATTCCATAGGAATAAACAGTTTGTATAAACCCGTTTTAGTTTGCCCATTTTTATTTCTTAACAAGGCATCTGAGCCATCGTACAATTTTTTAAAGTTTTTACCTCCCTTGTCTAAGGCGTTTGATGTTGATCCCATCATGCATTTACCAATAATTCTACTACCTAATCTTAAACAAGTTTTAGTTACTCGCCAGTTGTTAAGTATATTTGTAGGTCTTTCCCATTTGCCTGATTCATCGTGAACTAATAATTTTAGTTTTTCCCCATCATAACTATTATCACCTGTGTTTTTCCAATCAATAGTTGTGTCTAGCCCGTCAAGCTCGGTAGCCATTTGATTATCTTCTAGTTTACGTCTTGTAAATTTAGAAGCAGGTACTCTATAAGCTAATTCTGTTTTTGGGCGGTCCATACCGTCTTGTATTGGCTTAAAGAAAAATGGATAGTTTACCGATATGGGTACAACTTTATCTGTGAACATTTTTTTAGCATCTGCCCCAGACTTGGATAATATACCGAATCTAGAGTCTGAAGATATTGTAGCTGAATTAACTGTTTCTCCCGACGACATAAATGAAAATCCAGAACGTCTATTTTTAAGGTAACAAATGCCGTACGATCTATAATCTGCCTTGCAAGCTTCCCAGAATATGTAAAATAGTCTGTTAGATTCTCGGAAGTCCGGTAATCCGACATCGATTTTAGACCACTGCAAGTACATGTAGTGAGTACCAGTAATGTAAGTAGGCTTGCCTTTATTAATAAACCAAAACCCTTTTTCGCGTCTTTCAAATTCTTCATCTATATATGGATGCCATTGCTCTTTAAAACTATTTGGATAAGCATTCCAATCCTGGACACTTTTAATTTTTTTTAATAACTTAGGGTACTCAGTGGCTTTCCACTTATTTTCTCCTAGATCTTTTGCATTTTCTGTCTTGGGTAATGCAATCATTACATTACCAATTTCGTATATATCACCTATCTTTCCAGTTTTACTAATTACAACAACATCGTGTTCTTTGTTGTAACCGTATTCCCATTTGGCATAGCGATTTTTTTTACTAATTACAGAAGGTTTTATATAATCTTTTGTAATTTTATATAATGTTTGTTCGTAAGCCATTACTTAGATCTCCCCTCTGCAAACCCTTTAAATTTAGGCTTACTTTCTTTATCATTAGAATCTGCAATCATCTGCTCTTCTTCTTGTATCTTATTTAATATTTCAAAAGCGTCAAATATGCAAAGCTTTTTAGTAGCGGCAGCATTTTTAAGTCTGTCAGCAGATATATCTTCTTCTGAGTCAACGATCTTTTCTTTTGCTACCTTTACTAATTCTTTAATTGCTTCGCGCCCAGCCGCTATTATATTCTTCTTCGTTTCTATCGAGCTCATACTTTATAACAATATCATTTGATTTCATACAATACATAACTTGATTATCTATAACAAATTCCCATTCGCTATTTGGCGTAAATCCAATTATGTCCCCTGGATTGATTCCAGCACGTTCTAAGGACTTATTACCTATTTTTAGTATACCAATAAGACTAGCTGTTTTATCGCTACTAAAAGGGTCTTTATTTTTGACCGGAGCAACAAAGCATCTATCGCCAAATGATTTCCAGTTCTTCTTATTCTTGTACAAATATATTTGATCTATTGCACACATAAAAAGTCCGTCTTTAAGAAACGATCTACTATTTTTTTTAAGTCCTTTCATATCATAAAAAACTCTAAACACGTTATGATGCACTACAATTAGATCACCTTTTTTTATAGGTGTTGCAAATGCCGCTGGAGTTTCTACAACTTCCGCTATATTGTTAACGTGCTTAAAACTTTCTATAGAAGTGTTGGTCACAAGGTCCACTTCCCCCACCTTTACCGTATTATCATATCTTTGGCCTACCGGCTTTATGATAAAATCGTATATACTTCTCATTAGTACTCCAAGTCATACTCAACGGATATTGCCATGTTAGAATTAAACTTCTTCCACGGCATTACCTCGTCTTCTTTTTTTATAAATATATTATAAGAATTATCAGACTCTTCAAATATTATATGAGAAATTTCGTGCCCACCGTAAACTGTCTGCTTAACAGAGTAATGCATTGCTTCGTTCTTGTAGTCAGCACCTATACTTATCTTTCTTATAATATTACCCATGATCCTACTTTTCTTTATCCGTAGGTATTACTTCATAAGTACCATCAGTTAAATTAATATTAATAGGGCCATACTCGTCTTCAATAGATTTTTTAAAGTCGTCCATTTCTTTTTCAAGCATATTTATTTGATAAATAGCTTTTGCTTTTTGAACTTCTAGTCCTCCAATGTGCGCACAAAACTTTTGTAAGTCTGCCTGCAGCGTTTGTACTTTTTCTAATTGTTCTTTACTGATTGATAAGTTTTCTGATTTCATTTTTTTTACTTTACTCATTTTGATTTAATTTAATTAATTTAATTTATTGTACTTTATTTTTTGTCGTTTTACCAGTGTAATCTAGCATCTGCCCGCGAAATTGAGATCGCAGCGATTCATCTTGATCGTATTCCCTTTTGTCTTTATTGTATTGCGTTTGCATTTTTTTCCATTCTCTGTCATTGGCAGGTCTTAAAAACTCTCCGTCCGCTGTTTTATAACCGCGGGCAGTCCCACCTTCTCGCGTAAAAAGTTGGCCTTTAAACTCTCTAGGTGCTCTTCCTATTTTTTCAGACTTAGCTCTACTTGCTTTAAACCCTTTTTCACTAGGTGTATAATAACCGTTTGTTTTACTGTCTCTTATGCCTATTTGATTTCCATCCTTATCGTAACTAAATCTGGGGTCTTCCTTTTTTTTGTCCTTATCATTGTCATTTCTCAAAGGAGTTCCATTGGTTAAAGCTTCAAAACTTTTGTTTTTTAATGGAGCTCTACCGGGTTTTTGCATGTATGCCATAGCTTTTTATTTTAATCTTGTTAATTTTGTTATTTTTTATAAATTAGTATGTAATCGTCCATGTAGCAATAAAGCTCGTTTGGTTCTTTTAATACGTATTTGCAGCTATAATTACTGTTATCGTCAAAAACAGCAACAACTAGCATTTCGTTATTTTTTACTTGTATAACATTTTCGTAAAAAGTGTTATTTGTTTTGGGATTATATACTGTAATATCGTTTGACTCCGCTGCGTCTAAATTGATTGTTAAAATAGCGCTAGAGTATTCTTGTTGCCAAATTCCATTAAATTGCTGTTGTGCAAATAATTGACTTGATACTAGTAATAATAATGTGATAAATAAATTTTTCATTTGATTGGATTTAATTGTTAATTTTATTTTTTTGTTTTATCGTACGCTTCTTTCTCCCAAGGCAGTTTTTTAGATCCTTCTTTCATAGTACTTCTTGAATAAGCTTTACCTTTCCAATAAACATTTTTATCGTCATAATCTAAATCACCTCTTTTCATTTGATTGATGTGTACCATTTCATGATCTATTACATCCTCTTCTTTGTTTGGAGATAAGTTTTTGTTTAATATAATAGTGCCGTTATTATTAGCTA